AGAACCTGTGGGGCATCTTCACGCACTACGCGCAGCGCGACTCGTTCGAGTGGGGAAACACCATCACGAAGCTCAACACCGACCATGCGGAGTTTTCGAACGGCTCGGCATGGCAGTGGGAGACGGCGCGGGATCCGGAGGCGGGCCGTTCGGGCACGTATCAGGTCGTCCTGGCGACCGAGGTCGCACGCTGGAGCGAGCAGGGCGTGTCCAACGCGGCCACGGTGCTCAACGGTGTGCAGAACTGCGTCCCGAAGCAGCCGGGGACGCTGGTCATCATGGAAACCACGGTGAAGGGCGGTTTTGGTGAGTTCTTCCTGAAATGGCAGGGCGACAAGGACAAGAACATTCCCGGTGCGGTGACCTTCGAGGACTTCAAGCGTGGCAAGCGAGGCAACGGCTGGATCAAGGTGTTCGCGCCGTGGTTCGTGTTCGAGGACTCGACCATGCCTTTGGCCGACCAGCAGGAGGCGGCGGACATCATGGCGGGTGTCGGGGCGATCTCCGAGGAGGAGAAACTGGCCGAGCAGGAGATGATTCGGCGGTTCCAGCTTCGGCCGGAGCAGGTCAAGTACTGGCGTGATGTGCTGATCAACGAATGCCAGCGGGATCCGGACAATCGGGACCGCGAGTATCCTCCGACGCCCGAGGCGGGCTTCAAGAGCACATTGCCGTCCCGCTTCTCGCGGATCGGGCTGCGCAGGCTGCGGGCTGAGGCTGAACGGGCGCGGGACACGATGAAGCGTGTCATTCTGGAGAACACGGCCAACGACCGCAAGACCTACGCGGCTCGGGTGGTGCGCGAGGAATCCGAGGCGATGTACCATGTCTGGGAGACGCCGACCGCCGGGTATCGGTATCTCATCGCGGTCGATCTGGCAGCCGGCGAGGAAGTCACCGAAGGCGGCGACCGCGACTGCCAGGCGGTGCTGGTGCTGCGGCAGGGCTTTTTTGACTCTAGGCGCAAGGTCTGGGTCAAGCCCAAGGTCGTGGCGACCATCAAGCCGGAGTGCCGGGTGGACCAGCTTGTACTGGCTGATATGACCTGGCGGCTGGCTCGGTGGTATGGCAACTGCCTGATCGTGCCAGAAGTGAATTATGATCGCGGCTTCATCCGTGCGCTGCGCGACCTGGGCGCCCACATCTACGAGCGCGAGCGGGCGGCGACGGAGAAGGACGACCAGCGGCCAACGAAGAAGTATGGCTTCTTGACGCGTGGCACGGATGGCGAAGGCATGCGTGGCTGGTGCATCGAGCGTCTCGCGCAGGCGATCCGCGAGTGGGATGTGGAGGGCAGCGGCATTGATTGTCCTGCGCTGCATATGCTCACCGAGTTGGAGTTCTTCATACGCACCGAGTCCGGACGCGAGGAGGCCGCCCCAGGAAAGCACGACGACTGGGTGCTGGCGCTGTGCATTGGTCTGGCGACGTTGTCGGGCGCGACGCTTTACAAGCCTCCGCAGACGCTGGCTCGGGTGCCTTCGCACCAGCAGCAGGCGGAGCAGCGTCAGACGGGGCAGCGTGGTTTGCGGTGAACGTCGCAACAAAACCCGTTGACATTCTCATGGAAGGGTGATGCTCTCGACAGGCATGACTGAGGTTCATGCCCAGACTTCCCCCACTGCTGAGTCCGTCAAGGTGTCCATGCCTGCCGGTGAAGCCCCAAACGCGGTCGCGACTCCCGTGACCGACAACACCAACCCCAATCCGACAAATTCAGGCGCGACGATGGAGACGCGACCTGGCGCGGGCGGGGGAGTGGACTTGGAGACAATCGGTGCAAGCGACTACGAGCGCCTAATCGAGAACATGTCTTTGGACGCGGACGACGACGAAGCTCCTGCTGCGGCAGCCGAGCCAGCGCCGACCGCCCAGCCGGCCCCACAGCCTGCCACCACCACACCAACCAGCGGCGAGGTCCAGCCTGCCGCGGCCGGGGATGATGGCGACGGTCTGCTGGCCCCTGGCAAAATCCCCGAGCGCTACAAGGTGCCGACGGGTGACGATCCACTGCTGTTCCACACTTTGAGGTTCGTGAAAGAGTCACGGCTGGCAGGTGGCAAGCTCAGCGCTGGCGAGGCCGAGGTCATGGCGAAGAAGTTTTTGGGTCTGGAGCCGGAAGCGGCTCCAACCAGCGCGGCGGGCAATCCGCCAGCGGGTGAGGCGGCTCCGGCCGCGCAGCCTGCGGCCCAACCTGCCACGGCAGGCGGTCGTCTGGCAGACCTGGAGCAGCAACTCGAAGAGGCCACGAGCCAGTTCGAGACGGCGGCCCAGTTGCTCGACTCGGCCGGACAGGCCAAAGCCATGCGCGAGGTCAACCGGCTCAACCGCGAGATCGCCAAGGCGACCGTCGAGGCCCAGCAGGCCGAGGCGCAAGCCGTGGTCACGCAGGCCGAGGCTCAGACAGCGTTCGAACGCGACTGGCAGGCCAGCGAGAGCACGGCGCACGACCTGTTTGCGCATGTCGATGCCGCTAATCCAGCGTCGGCCATTTCGCAGAAGGCTATCGAGATTCAGAGCCGGTATGCCGCGTCCAGCGATCCCGCTTTGCAGGCGGTTTATAGCTCACCGAACTCGCCGTTGCTGTACTACAACCTGGCTGCCAAGGAACTTGGCATCGTGCCGGGTTCCACGCCAGCACAGCCTGCCCCTACGTCTCCTCAGAAGTCCACTCCTCCGTCCGTCCAGCGTCAAGTCCCTGTCGGCGCCGCCCTCATCGCCTCCTCCGGAGGCACACAACAACCGGCGGCACCTACTGGACCCAACCTGAACTCTGTTCAGACCAGCTACGACTACGAGTCTCTCGTGGCGCAGCTTGGCTGACGCGTTCCTGCGGGAACTGAGGGAGTCGCCATAACTCCAATACGACTATGGCATTTGAAATCATTTCTCCGAATACCGGAGCAACACTCTCGGCCCAGGTGGACCCCAAGGTCCTGTGGGCACGGGGCATTTCCATCTACGAAGGCGAGGAAGATCCCTTCATGCAGATGGAAGGTGGCGGCGACGCCATCATTGAAACCAAGACCGAAACCGCGGCCGGCGCCGGAACCACCATCAAGTTCCAGGTGTCCAGCGACTACGGCGACGAAGGCAAACAAGGCGACGAGCTTTTCGAGGAGTCCGACGACTTCGAGGAAGAGCTTCTTGGCGAGTTTGAGCTCACTGTGGACTGGGTCCGTCACGCGACGCGTATCACGAAGCGCGGCACCGAGATCATGGGCCTCAGCAACGAGATCAAGCGCCACATCCCGCGCAAGCTCGGCCGCTGGCTCGGCAAGTACAAGTCTCACTCCATGCAGATGACCTTCCTGCATAAGACCAATTCGGCGAACCACTTTTACACGGCTGGTTCTCAGGATTCGATCAGCATGTCGGACGGCCTGACCTATGACGAGATCATCAAGGGCGGTGCCATCCTCAAGCCTCTCGGCGGCACGGCTGCCAAGGTCGGCAAGGACAAGAATGGCAATCCGATCTGGGGTGCTGTGGTGCTCGCTACTGACAACGCGACCTATGGCCTCAAGCTGGATCCCGTTTACCGTCTGAACCTGCAAAATGGTTTCGACCGTGGCGTGGCCAACCTGCTCTGGTCCGGTGGTGTGGCGTCTGTGGATGGCCATGTCATCAAGGAGTATGTGCCCAAGCGTGGCGACATCGAAGGTGCGGTGGGTTCTCCGCTGAATCCTCAAGCGCTGCTCGGCGAAGCCATCACGGGTGCGACCACCACCTTCGACATCAAGGGCGGTGGCAACGCGACCTCCGCGGCCAAGACGAAGAAAAAGTACTTCAAGTATTTCCCGAAATACGCTTATTCCTGGCGTCCAGCGCAGGGCAGCCGTCCGGCGGACACGCTGTCGGCGACCTCCGAGGTTTGCTGGGATCTGACCGCCCTCGGCGAGGATGGAGCGACGCAGAACGTGTTCTACGTCCGCATCAGCAATCCGCCGAACGCGGCGACCGATCCGGGCAAGTGGTGCATTTACGAGTGCAGTGCCAACGACGGCAATAAGCTGACCGTTTCGGCTCGTCTCGGTGCCTCCGATTCCGGCGTCCGCTACCAGACCGTCGGCCAGGTGACCTGGGACAGCAATGTCCACACGGTGACTCATGGCGTCGGCTCGCTGGTCACGCTGTGCAACGCCAAGGGTGTGCCCCTCGGCGCCACTCTGTTCCTCTACCGTCAGGC